ATGGCCGCCATGTTGCTCCTTCGGCTACGAGACAGATTGGGTTGGTTCAATCATAGCGCTTCCGCACTTAGAGCAATGCGACATTGACTTTGGCATTGGCAAGCCACACTTTGGGCAGAAGTTTGCCAACGCGCCAAAATAAGAAGCAACGCTTGCTTTGCCAAGTAAATCAGAGAAGGCCTGAACAAGTGCATCGATACGATCGGGAGACTTTGTATCTTGCGGTGTCCATATTGTCATCTGATCCTCAAGTTGTGCAAACTCTCCAATGTGATGGATACGCCCCTGTTCATACATCGCAGCAACTGGTTCGGCCCTTAATCTTTTACCAACATGGGCGCGGACTTCTCTGATTGGTAAACCAAGCCTTACCTGTTTCAGAACAGCACTCACCATGTCGCCGCCTTGGTTAACTTCAACCAAAATGCTGTCGGCTTTCCATTCATCAAATACAGACACGGCTTTACTGGCCCAATCAAGCGGTGAACCTCGGAAGGAATAATCGCCCAAAACATAACCGTGACCTGTGGCATCTGATCCACACACGATAATTCCAGTTTCATCGCTTGCGTCAGTATTAGTTACAGCAGGGTCGATGGATACAACGATGCGGGATAAAGGTGGTGCCTTTGATAAGCGAGCGCGATCAATAAGTCCTTTGGTCCATAGTGCGCCTTCAACATCCTCGAGGATTTCACCGTATAACTCCTGGCGGCCCAGGCGTGTGCCGTTGTAGCGGGCCTGGAGTTCCAACAAGGCGGCAGGGGCAAGGTTGGCTGCGTTATCAAAGGTAGAGCCGCGTGTGACCACCACAGAGCCGTCTGTGCGGCCCGCTAAGGCCCTAATGAGGGGCGTTGGCTTAGGGGTGGTGGTAACAATAACCCTCGGATGTTCGCCCAGGCGTAGCCCAAACTGTAACTGGTCCCAAGAGTCGGAATATCGGTAAGAAGCCAACTCATCACACCAGGCTCCATGGTGCTGCGGTCCACGGAAGCGCTCGGGTTCATCAGCAGAGAAAAGTTTAATGCGGGAACCGTTGTTGAGAATGATTTCACCGTTGTTGCGGTTCCAAGTTTTGAGCATTCGGTATCTACGAAGGACTCCTAGAATTCCCGATTGGCCCTCAGCGCAGGTATCTCTAGCGTCACCGAATGTCGGGGCTACTATCGCCCACCGTGTCATCGGGTTGTTGATCGCTTCCCACGCCAACCACTCCGCTGCTGTCCTCGTCTTGCCCGCTCCTCTCCCCGCCATGTAAAGCCAAGTCTTCCAATCCCCCTTCGGTGGCAACTGTTCCGCTCTCGCTTGTTCCACCTTCCACTTCCAACGGCTGGCTGCTATCCACTCCTCGGATGAGATTGACGATGCGCTCGATGTCTCCATCGATGTCTCTGTTTCCATCATAATTCACCACCTCTGCTTGTATCTTGGTTGGAGCATCCATACCGACCAATCTTGCCCTTCTTTCCATCAAACGGACAATCGTGTTGATGGCCTTGTCGTCACCTTTCATTGCCCTGGGCCAAAGCGCCACCTGCATACGATCCAAGCGGTCTAACTCTTGCCAGCGATGTTCCGCTATTGCCTGAGGCAAGTGGCGTGTCATTATTCTTTCCAAAGCACGCTGCGCCCCTGACGGAGACGCGTATCCGACCTCTTCGGCTATGCGCTGGAAAGTAAAGCCCGCCCTGCGAAGTTCCAGGACTTTAAGTTCCTTTGCCTCAAGTTCCGCCCCTTTGTCCAGGGGGATTGGATCGGCAAATTCTGTATTGTTTTGCTCAACTTCCTGCATATTTTGCTTAAGTTCCAGGCAAAAGTTCTGCTGTCTTGCCCGTGAACTTCTCCCATCTCGCAATAATTACATCACAGTATTGCGGGTCTAACTCGACCATGCGGCACTTACGGTTTGTCTGCTCGCACGCAATAAGGGTGCTTCCTGACCCCCCAAAGGAGTCCAACACGATGTTTCCAGGCTTTGATGAGTTAACCAGGGACTTCTGCACCAGTTCAATCGGCTTCATGGTTGGATGAAGTTCAGATCGGCTTGGGCGTTCTATCTCCCAAAGGTCCGATTGCTTTCTATCCTCCACAACGGCCAAACGAGCGGCATCAGCGTTCCAGCCATACCAAATCGGCTCATATTGGGTGTGGTAATCCTTGCGCGATAAGACCAGGCGATCTTTAGCCCAAATGACGGTGCTGCTCCAATGGAAGCCAACCTCTCGAAGGTTGCGGTCGATCACAGGCCATTCTTGGGCGCTCATCACGAGATAAATCGGTGCGCCAGGTTCGCTGTAATCTTTCAGGGTTCGACAGAACTGGCCAACAAACTCATCCCATTGCCCCTCGTTCATGTGGTCATTCATGATCGTGCGGACTTTGTAGCCTTGCTGATTGCCTTCATCTACCGCGCCATAGTTCACATTCCACGGTGGATCGGTCCAAATAAGGTGCGCCTTCTCCTCACCCATCAAGCGGGTAAAGGTTGCCTCCTCAGTTGAGTCACCGCAATAAAGCAGGTGATCGCCCAACTTCCACAACTGGCCAATTTTGGTTCGGTGTTCTACTTCGTCAATAGCAGGAGCATCATCAGGCTCAGGCTCAATTTCAGGTTCAGGCATTTCAAACCCGATGGCTTCAATATCAAAGTCCCACTCTAATAAATCTAACAGTTGCTTTGCCAGGACATTTTCATCCCATTCAGCCAACTCTGCTGTGCGGTTATCGGCCAAAGCAAAGGCCCTGGCGGTTGCTTCATCCCAATCCTCGGGCGTAACCACAACCATAATGCTGTCCCAGCCCAGTGAAATAGCAGCCTCAAGAGTTCCATTACCTGCAAGAACCACACCTTCACTTGATACAACGATTGGTTTGCGTTGGCCAAATTTAGAAAGGCTTGCCTTGATAGCGTCTAGGTTCTTTTGCGAGTGCCGCCTGGCATTGTTTGGGTCCAGGGTGAAATCTGCTATTTGCCTTCTCAGTAGTTCCATTGCTCGCCTTCTTACTTGGTCAGGTTGATCCTTGCATCTAATAAATCATCAATACTGCTGAGAAGCAATTCTTTCTTTTGATGCGATAGTCGGTTGCCATACCGATCTACAAGCATCTCTCTAATGTTGCGAAGGGCTTCATCAATCTCCGCAACTGTTACTTCTCCTTCAATAACAATCATGGTGTTGATCTTACTCTTTGTTTCGCTCTGCGCGTCTTTCTGCGATCGCTGCCACATCCTGTTCACGATAATAGACAAGTCGACCCACTTTCTGAACCCACACGAGTTGCTTTCGATGTTGTAATTGCCTGAGGTTGTTCATTGTAATATTCAATCGAATGGCAACCTCCTGGGCAGAGATTAACCCTTCTTCTACCATCCTGGTGCTTCTGTTCTGCTATGTGAACTTTGACTGCGAGAAATAGGAGAACGCACAACCTTGGGAACCAAACCAATGTCAGCCGCGTTGATTTCCAAAGCCGTTTTGTCCACACCATCGCGCCCCTTAAATGTTGATTGTTTCATAGATCCCTGCACAAGAACGGTGTCGCCTTTCTTGAAAGCATCGATGTAAATCTCACCTTTATCGCCCCAGGCTGTTACTCGAAACCAAATGGTCTCGCCTTCAACCCACTCATCGCCCTTGCGTTCTCTTGGCGTGTGGGCCAAAGAGAAAGTTACAAGAGCGGTATCTCCACGCCCTGTTTTTACATATTTCAACTCAGGGTCAGCGCCAAGGTTGCCCTTAATTGTTACTGGAATGCTCATTTTATCCCTTCCTTTAGGTCTGTAATCTTACCGTCATTTTGTAATATTACAAGGCGACCGTCAGGTAATTCCATCGGTGTTGTTTCAGGATCATCCCAAGACGAGACCATCCAGCCCTTGTCGGCTGCAAAAGCAGGGCGCAGGTGGATCGACTCTGTTCCAAGGTTGTGGCACTCGTGGTGGACATACATCAAATTGCTGACCGAGTCTTTGCCACCCCTGGACTTTAATTTACGGTGGTGCAGCGCCATAGACTCAGAAGCGGGTCGGCCACACTTTTCGCAGTAGCCGCCCGCTCTCTGAGTTACTAGGTTGACGATGGTTTGTTTAATCGTCATCCTCATCGTCTTCCCATTCGGTGGGATCAACGGTGGGATGATCAATACGCAGAGGTAGGCCAAAAGATGAACTCATCAATACCAACCTCCATGCATATCGGGTCCTGCTTGCTTTTTCCAAAACGCCCAGGCTTTGCAGGGTGTGCCGTAGCGCTTGTAAATATACCGAAGGCCAGCATCGATTTGGATCTGCGGGTCCTTTGGTTTGTAGGGGAACTTGTAGTTGCCCCAGGTGGATGGCAAGAACTGTGCG